GTGCATGTGTCTCTTGCGAACATACTGTTCTCATACATAGCGGCTACGTTATAGTAGTCGTACCACGATTGGCTGTACTGAGATATCTCTTCTAAATCTTTTTCAGTAAGATCAGGGTTGATCTTTAAAACCTCTGTAATAGGAATTGTCTTAAGCTCTCCCCAATAGAAGCAATCTTTAAAGTACGGATCTTCGGTGTAGCTATACACCACATTGGCTGGGTCTACATACTCCACCCTTACTCCGTCTCCCTCCTGGAAAACATGCTTGGCTATACCGAGCCCTAAAGTAGTTATATCATAGTCTACTCTTTTACGGGTGTCATTATAATGACTCTCTTCAAGCATAGTGTTTATAGCAACTTCATTAGCTATCTCTACGGAAGGCTTGTAGTTAAGTTGCATATATAGCTCCATCTCTTGGTCGTTCTCAGGAAGCTGTCCCGGATCTACCGTAAAGGGATCTACATCGAAATCTTTTCTTATCTGCATAAATAGCTTCTTAGCGATCATATCGCCTTGAACTAAATTTTGAAACTCGTTACGCTTCTCTGCAGACAGAGCGTCTTGAGCATAGCACTTCACATCGAATAGCCTGTCGGACATACCGTTTACTACGATGTCTACAAACTTAGGTATAATAGGTACAGGGGTCCAGTCTAAATTAAGGTAAGATAAATCTCCATCTATAGCCAACTCATTTTTATACTTAGCCACAGATTGTTCTCCGCGTGCATAAAGTCTTAGCTTATGAAACTCTTGAAACTGACTATAAAACCTACAGGATAATCCATCCCTCCTGAACCATTCATATTGAATAGCTTGTCCGACCTGCAACCCAAATTCTTTTGTTGCTTTCTCAGAGTCAGAAACAAACTGGTTCGGGAAGGTAGCAGACTTAATATCTATCTGGAGTCCCTTCATCTAATTAATTGACTTGTTGTACTACTATTATTATACTTTGCAAAGTTAATGCTTATTTTTGATTTCTTTGTAGCAGGGGTGTATAAATGCTTTTGGTTAGCCATAATAGATAAACCACTACTTATAGAGGCGTCAAACTTAGTTCTATTGGTTATATCGAACTTCGCCCAATCCTCTAAGGTACGACGAAAATACATAGTTCCCATGTCCTCTTTAGTTCGGTATTCTCCCGCCATATCCATCCCCACATGCTTTTCTATATAGGACTCTATAGCGGCTGCGTGAGATTGCTTTACGTCCTCGGAGGTGTTAGGTATGCCGCCAAGTTCTTTCTCTGTACGCGAAAGCTTGGTATATATTTTATCAGGTCTGTTTAAAGAAAACCCTCTGTACCCTCTGTTTTTCAAATGATATAAGAGGCGCGGCTTGTTATTCTCACACAGGATAGGCATACCGTAAAAGACTAAAGCCATAAGCACTTCCTCAAAAAATATCTCTGCCGTTTGTGGACGAGCTATATATTCCAAGAAGAACTCATTGCTTGGAGCTTCATCCATATTAAACTTCGTAAGTCCATGTAAAGATCCATTCGATCCCTTTCCTACTACGACCCCAGATATATCATAAGAGTCACATCCGAAAGATCCTAAGTGTTCGTTCCCTGGATATTTTCTCCCATTACGTACCTCCACCCTGTTTTGCATATGAGGAGGCGGAGTCCATCCCACTAAAAATCTACCGCGCTTATCAGGAGACCATATCACCGTGGAGTCTTTTATACCATCCTTCCAACGGAAAGAGCCCTGCGTAAGGTGATGGTCCATAATTAAGGAGTCGTTGTAATCTATCTGCTGATATATTTTAGTTAGATTAAAAATAGACTGCTTACTTTCATCTCGGAAAGCGTGAGACTCGCTACGTGGGAACTGTCTGTAGAACTCATTGAGAGCGTCGGCGTCTTGAGAAAGTGACGCTACCTCGTTCTCCCAGTAGTCTATAGCCCCTATATTTATATCTTCTCCGTCAATCCCCCCTATAGGTTTAGGCGGAGTGCGCAATACAGGCATACCATACATATCTATAAACCCTTCCATATTCCATTCCATAGGAACGAATAAGCAATACATCCCGCTTTTCGTCTGACCGTTGGAGTTGCGCTTGGAAGGGAAAGAGTCTTCATATAAAGCTTTAAAGTTTCTACCACCTTTATCTAAAGCGTTAGAGGTAGAGCCCATCATACACTTCCCTATAACCTTACTTCCCAAACGAAGACACGTTTTTGTTACACGCCAGTTGTTCAGGATGTTATCGGGCTTATCCCACTTACCACTCTCATCATGCAGGAGCAGCTGTAGCTTCTCTCCATCATAACTATTGTCTCCCGTATTCTTCCAGTCTATAGTAGTATCCAGTCCCTCCAACTCTTCCTCTTCGACCTCATACATGTTTTTCTTTGTAATCTTCGAAGCAGGAACACGATAAGCAAGTTCTGTCTTAGGCTTATCCATTCCATCCTGTATCGGTTTAAAGAAGAAGGGATAGTTGTTAGATATAGGTACCACCTTATCGGTAAACATTTTTTTCGCATCTGATCCTGTTTTGGAAAGTATTCCTATCCGTGAGTCTTTAGTTATAGTGGCTTGGTTTACGCCTTCGCTGGAGCTCATAAAAGAAAATCCCGAACGACGTATCTTCAAATAACACATCCCAAAGCTACGCTTATCAGCTTTACATGCTTCCCAAAAGATATAAAAAATTCTATTGGCCTCCCGGAAGTCAGGATGCCCCACATCTATCTTCGTCCATTGGAGATACATATAATGCGTTCCCGTTATATATGTAGGGGTTCCGTTGTTTAAAAACCAGAAACCTTCCTCACGCCTATCGAACTCCGACTCTATATATTCCACCCACTTAGACTTAAAAGTATTTGGGGTAGAGTGCCATTGAAAGATAGATTTAATACGCTTCAAGTCTTTGCTATATTCAAAAGGCTCCCAGTATTGCTCTTCTTTTTTCTTAGAACGAGAATAAACTTCTTTGGGAACTTTAGGCAAAGCCACTCTTAGACCATTTATTTCATACACCTCTCCTATCTGGCCCGTCTTAGATATAACCACGAGGTCATATTTTGGGTCATAGCCATAGGCCCATGTGCGGGCACGGTTTTTATTTACCACCACATGTTTAGGTATAGCTTTTTCTACTACCCTATATAAACTATTTTGATCTTGACTCGGCAAATCCTTTCGGGGTGTGTGTTTTATTTTCTAAAGGAGCCCCATCTAAAAGGGCTTTCTCTTCTTCTATTCTTTTTAATATCTCAAAAGCATCCATGATACAAAGCTTCTTGGTAGCCGCTGCGTTCTTTAATCTATCCGCAGCCAACTCATCGTCTTTATCAAACTTTATGATATCTTCTTTAGCCACCTTAACTAACTGTCGCACAGCCTTTTCGCCCGCCTCTATGATCTGTAATTTAATCTCCTTGGTGTCCATCTTCTTCGGCGCTTTTTTTCATTTCCGCTAAAGCCTCTTCATACCCAGGCATTAGCTTTAAAAGGTTTAAGGTACCTACAGCCAACTCCCTGGTTTGCTGCTCCTCTAAGATAAGCTTTTTTAAATTCTCTGTTAGCGCCTCTGTATTTACTTTTAGTGAGGCTATATTTTTCTGTACTCCCATATTAATTAAATTTATAAAACATTACAAAAACTTTGCGCCCCTCTTTCCAGGAGACGTTAGGATACTTGCTGTGAAAGTATGAAGAAGGATAAGATATCAGTCTGTTTTTTTCATACCCTACTACTGAGCTCAACCTCCACTTATCTAAATCTTCCGCGTCTACTCTAATCATACTATTGTATTCTTCGTCGGAGATATCGTGGGGCAACTCCTTACCATACCTATGGTGCTCCCACAAAGCGGTGCCATGCAGATCTTCCCTCTCTCGGGGAGAGATATATAAAACTATAGCCCTGTCTGGCTTCTGCCCATTAATATTCAAATCGGAATGTATGCGCCAGGAGATATCGAGCTTATCGGTAGCCTCTCTAAAGAAGGACAATATATTCACCAAAGGGCGCTTCTCTATATCCGCTAACTTTTCTATTACGTAGTCGGCAAAACCTACAGGAGATTCTTTTACATAGAAATCTTTTTCTCCCACCACCTGCTTTTTAAAACGCCCGTCAGATAAATATCTATCTACTATATCTAATATAGGTCTCTCAATAAAATCGTCCACGATATATATCATAGTATCAACATTATGTTATTAGTAAACATCCTATATAGCTTCTCCCCATCTACATAAAAGGGGTACTCGCTTTCAGGTTCAAAAGATATCTCGTCCCCCTCCTTTACTCCTAAAGCTTTTAACTCTGCGTTTCCATGCTTAAGTATCCCTACGAGAGGTTCTTCTCCACGCTTATATATAGAAGACTCCTTTGCGGGGATAGGTTTTACAAAGCAATACTTATCGTGAGCGTTCCACCGTGTACCGTTATGGTACATAAAGAACTGATCCATCTCTACGAAGAACATATCGTCACGGAAATAACTCTTCCCACTTTTCTCCCTCCCCCTCATATCGTTATAATACTTAAATACATTGTGGTGCACGAGAAGCCTGTCCCCCTTTTTTATGGGGCCAGAATATTTTAGTGGTGTTTCCACTACGGTAGCAAAACGATTTGATGCGGTGTGGTCTTCTTTAGACACACTGGTAATAAAATCTACCCCCCCTATCTCCTTAATATTGTCGTACCTCCTTTCGTTGTATGCCTTTACTATAAAGCTAAAAGGAGATTGCATTAAAAATTGATATTAAATTCTAAAGAAATGGGTAGAGTTTTTCTAAACTCTTTCCACAAATATACTTCCTCAGATTTCTGTATCCAAATTTTATACCCTTCGTTATGGTCCTGTATAAGATGTATTTTATGGCTTCCGCCTAAGACGTCTTGACCTACGATATAATGCATGGCGCCAGACTTATAGTCTGCGCCGATTGATATTTTCCTGATGTCCATTTCATTTTATTTAAGTTATACCGATCCGCTAAATTTAAGAACTATCCTCGCCACAAAAGAACCATTTACGCCACCAGTAGTAGCCCTTACCGTAGCGAAAAAACCATAACCCGGCTCAAGTATTTCGGTGCCAGTAGTGCTTATTGTCATGTTTTGAGTACTGTTTAAAGTCCCCGCTGTAATAACCTCCGTCCATGTAGCAGCTGGGACCGCTTCATAAATGCTATGACCACTAAGGGGACTCTTCCAGAGAGTAACAAAAAACGTGTCCGAGTATCCGGAACTGAACATAATTGCGGCGTCACATAGGGTGTGGTTAGGATAAGATGTTGCACACCCTGAAAGAGAGCTATTTGCATAAACCATACTCATAGCGTGTTGATCATCCGAAGGACCTGTTGAGGAAGGAGCAGTCGCTCCAAAATTATAACCCCAATTTGAGGTGTTAGGTTCAACCCCCGCACTACCCGCAGCACTGGACATATAATAATTACCCGCCGTCATGACTATTTTTGTGCTTCCTACACCTATAGTCTGAACCCACTCTGGCGCTCCTCCCGCGGCGGCCCATGTTCCGTCACCCTTTAAAAAATTAGCAGTATTTCCAGTGGCATCCGGAACGTGACCGACAGCGGGCCCGCCTCCAAAAGCATTAGACTGAACCTGAACCGCTCCCGTAGTTGGTGATATTTTTATAGCGTCTGTTAGCCCTGCAGAGGTTCCTGAAGCGAGCACACTCACGGAGCTTACTGCTCCCGTAGGCGTTACCCACGTTCCGTCTCCACGCAAGAAGGTGCTGGCTGTACCTCCCGCGGGCACACACCCTATAAGAGAGGCTCCGTTATAGATATTCTGTCTTACAATAACACCCCCCACACCAGGGGCAATAGTAATAGGGTCTGCAGGAAATGCTGCAACAATAGGTGGTGTTGTACTAACACTCGACACCCCAATCGTTGAAAGGTCTGCCCAAGAAACCCCTGTAGCTGTAGAGGTAAGGACTTGTCCTGATGTACCTGTACCTGAGCCATCGCTTAGACTACCTGGAAGATTAATTCCTGATGTTGCAGGAGTACCCCCGTTACCACTAAACTCATTTGTTCCAGACCACACGTTATTGGCCAAAGATTGTATTGTAGAGCTGGCTGAAAAAGTAGTGAGAGAGCTTCCTATAAACTGAATCCCTATTGCTGTCGCAGTATTACCTGCTGTAAGAACTTCTTGCAGTGTAGGCATAGAAGCTG